GCAGTTCTCAGGTGCAGGTCAGATTACTGCGGGTGATGGTCTTACAAAGACAGGTAACACTCTTAATGTAGGAACTGCATCTTCTAGTCGTATTGTTGTCAATTCGGACAACATTGATTTGGCAACTTCTGGCATTTCAGCAGGCACTTATCAATCTGTCACTTTTGATGCTTATGGTCGTGCTACGGCAGGTACTAATCCTACGACTATTGGTGGCTATAACATCACAAATGCTTATACCAAAACTGAAATAGATTCAATTTTTGGTTCGACTACTGCTGCAGCCACTTCTGCTTCTAATGCAGCAACATCTGCTTCAAATGCCTCTACAAGTGCTTCTAACGCTTCTACAAGCGAAACAAATGCAGCTTCTTCAGCAACATCTGCTGCAGCAAGTTATGACTCTTTTGATGACAGATATTTAGGCTCTAAGTCTTCTGCCCCTACTGTTGATAATGATGGCAATGCTCTGCTAACAGGTGCTTTGTACTGGAACGATTCAGTAAACACTTTATATGTGTGGACAGGATCGGCATGGACTCAGGCCGCATTTACAGCAGGTGGCTTTGCTACGTTGACAGGTACAGAAACCCTGACAAACAAGACCCTGACAACGCCAATAATCTCAAGTATTAGCAATACTGGCACATTGACGCTACCAACAAGCACAGACACATTAGTTGGCAGAGCAACAACTGATACTCTAACTAACAAAACCATTGAAGCTGGCACGTTTACCAACGGCTATACAGAGGAAGTGGCAACAGCCAATACCAGTACGGCTTACACGATTGACCTTGCTGGTGGCTCTGTGCAAATCTTGACGCTGACAGGTAATTGCACATACACATTTCCAACACCAGTAGCGGGTAAAAGTTTTATTTTGATTCAAAAGCAAGATGGCACAGGTGGTCGCACAGTCACATGGCCTGCGTCTGTTGACTGGCCCGGAGCAACCGCACCAACGTTGACAGCTACGGCATCTAAGGCTGATAAATTTGTTTTTACGGCTATTGATGGTTCTAACTGGCTCGGTAGCAATGCTGGTCAAAACTATACAGTTTGAGGTAAATAATGTTTTCATCAAATACAACAGGAGAAACTGAAGTGCCAAGAGCAGAATCAACTTACGATATTCCCGGAACCTACTCGTGGGTTTGCCCGGCGGGTGTGACTTCTGTCAGCGCGGTTTGCGTTGGCGGTGGGGGCGGTGGTGCGTACTCTGGCGGAGGCGCTGGCGGGGCTTTGGCTTACGCAAACAACATTTCGGTGACACCCGGCACGTCTTATACAGTTGTGGTTGGCGCTGGTGGTAAGGCAAACGGTAACGCTGATGGAGCAGCGGGTGTTACCTCTTACTTCAACAACACATCTACCGTCGCAGGGGGTGGAGGTGGCGGCGGACTTAATACCGGGCGTTCAACCGCTGGTGTTGTGGTCGCTGGAACTGGCGGCAGTGGAGGCCAAGGCGGGAACGGGAGTTCAGCGGCGGGCAGCGGCGGGGGTGGCGGTGCTGGTGGCTATTCAGGCGCAGGGGGCAGAGGTGGCGATCAGAATGCAAGCGGTACGTCTGGAGCAGGTGGAGGCGGTGGTGGCGGTGGTGGCGGCGATTCGCTTTCTGGGGGCGGCGGCGGTGTTGGCGTTCGTGGTCAAGGCGGCAGCGGTGCAGCAGGCACTTGGACATCAGGCTCTGGCGTAAGTACTGGAGGGGGTGCTGGATCGTCTGGTCAAGTTGGTTATAGTAATTCAGATTGGTTTACAACCACTTCCATTGGCCGTTCTGGTCGAGGTGGTATGTTTGGCGCTGGTGGCGGCGGAAGCACTGCATTGGGCGACCAACAACCCGGCACTGCTGGCGCAGTCCGTATCGTCTGGCCCGGCACAACTCGCACATTCCCATCCACTGACGTTGGCACACCATAAGGAGAAAACAACATGCTTGCAAAAATTGAAAATGGTGTGGTGACTCAGTGGCCTTTGGGTGAGCACTTTATTCAGACAGAACACCCAAACACTTCGTTTGCCTTCCCATTAAGTGACCAAACTATTGCGCAGTTCGGCTTTGCGCGGTTCACTTACTCCGACCCGGCAACTTACGACGCAGAATTCCAAGAAGCCAGAGAGATTACACCAGTGCTGAATGGTATTGTGGCAACTCAAGCGTGGAAAATTGTAGAAAAATTCAGTGCTGAAGAAAAAGCTGCTTATATTGTTAAGCGTGACGCAGACCTTCTTGATGCAAAAAAAGAATTTGTACGTTTAATAAGAAACGAAAAATTGAGGTCATCAGATTGGACACAAGTAGCTGATGCACCTGTTGACAAAGCAATATGGGCTACATATCGCCAAGCATTGCGTGATGTAACTGCACAGAGTGGATTCCCTTGGACTATTACATGGCCTGATGCACCATGACACAAGAAGTAACTCATGAGCACATCTATGATCGCCTACTGGCTGTAGAAGTTAAAGTAGATAACATAGAAAAAAATACAGAACACGTAATTAAAGCCTTTAACGCTGCTTCAGGTGCTTTCCTAGTACTTGAATGGATCGCTAAAGCTGTGAAACCTATTATTATTATAGGTGCTTTCTTCGGGGCTATTTGGTTAGCTATTGACAGTAAATTTAATGGAGTAAAATAACTATGGCATTGGTAACTCTTTTAAGTGGCGTAGCAGCCACAGGTGCTTCACAAGGAATTCGTACAGATGGTTTAGTACCAGCTCATGTACAGATTTCAGGTATTACTATTGGTACAGTGGCTGTTCAAGGCTCTGTAGATGGTTCAACATGGGCTACAGTAGCTACAGCTTTGACAGCTGATGGTATTGTAACGCTTACATCACCCCCACCATATATACGAGCTAACGTAACAGCTTTTACATCAGGTGCTATTACAGTTAAAATCTTTTATTAAAAGAAGTCTAAAAAGCTTGACATTACTTTAAAAGTATGTTAATATAGTATTATAGATATAAGGAATATTAATGGCTACGACTTATTTACAGTTGGTCAATAACGTATTGATACGATTAAGAGAGACTGAAGTATCGTCGGTTGGTGATACTCCTTATAGTTCTTTGATTGGTGTGTTTGTTAATGACGCTAAGAGAGAGATTGAGGATGCTTACGATTGGAATGTACTAACTACTACCATTGTTATTCCAACAGTAGCAGGTACTCGTAACTACACTCTGACAGGCTCAGGTCAAAGGTTCCGGACTCAGGATGTCTTAAATGACACTCAAGATTATCCAATGCAAGCTGTACCAACTAACTGGATGAATAGACAATATTATCTAGGTACAATACAAAATGCAGCTCCTTCATACTATAACTACTCAGGCATCACTAACGATGATACTAACGTAGACATCTGGCCTCAACCTGATACAGTGTATCAGTTAAGGTTTGAGTTAGTTATTCCTCAAGTTGACTTAGTAGCTAACTCTGACCTGTTGAAGGTTCCTCCTTACTTAGTACAGATGCTGGCATACGCTAAAGCTGTTGGTGAACGAGGTGAAGATGGTGGTTCAGCCTTTGGTGAAGTATATCAGCAGTATCGTTTAGCTTTGGCAGATGCTATTGCTATTGAGAAGAATCGTTATGATGATGAAAACACTTGGATTGATGTCTAATGGTTGCTAAGCTCTTAACCACTACAGTATCAGCTCCGGGCTTCATGGGGCTAAATACACAGGATAGCTCAATCTCTTTAGAGGCTGGTTATGCTACTGTGGCTAATAATTGTGTGATTGATAAGTTTGGACGTATTGGTGCTCGTAAAGGGTGGACTTTATCTCATGCATACAACAGCGACTTAGATATTTCTGATGTTAAAGCTATTGGTGAGTTAATTGACATTGCTGGTAACTCATACATTATTGCTGCTGGTAACAATAAACTATTTAAGCTTGTAGGTTCTACTCTTACTTTGCTGACATACGGGGGTGGTGGCACAGCCCCTACTATCACAGACAGCAACTGGCAGATGGCTCCTTTGAATGGTGTCTTATATCTGTATCAAGCTGGACATGATCCTCTAGTGTTTGACCCTGCTGTCAGTACTACTACATTTAAACGTGTATCTGAGAAGACTGGCTATGTAGCTACAGTGTCCAGTAACAATACAGTTATCAGTGCCTATGGTCGTACATGGAGTGCTAATAATGCAACAGTTAAGAGTACCATTCAGTTCTCAGACTTACTTTCAGGTCATGTATTAAGTACTGGTACGGCTGGTACATTGGATGTATCTCAGGTGTGGCCTAACGGTGCTGATGAGATTATATCCTTAGCAGCTCATAATAACTTCTTGATTGTCTTTGGTCGTAGACAGATTCTTATCTATTCTAATGCTACAGACCCTAACAATCTTACATTGTCTGATGCCATTACAGGTATTGGCTGTTTAGCTAGAGACTCAGTAGTAGCTACAGGTGGTGATGTTATCTTCTTGTCTGACTCAGGTGTACGGTCATTGATGCGTACCATTCAAGAGAAGTCAGCTCCAATGAGAGATATTAGTGCCAATGTACGTGATGACTTAGTACTTGAAATTAGCTTAGAAACTGCAGCTGACATTAAAGCTGTATATTCAGATAAGGAAGCTTTCTATTTGTTATCCTTACCAGCTCGTCAATTAGTGTACTGCTTTGACATGAAAGCACCTCTACCTAATGGGGCTAACAGGGTTACAACGTGGGATGGTTTAGTTCCTACAGCTTTTAAGTACACTCGTAATAAAGATTTGTTAGTTGGTGAAACTGGTTACATTGGTAAGTATGATGGCTACAAAGACAATGCTAACCCATACTTGATGAGATACTTTACCAACTACTTTGACTTTCAATCACCTACAGTGTTAAAGCTTATGAAGAAGGTAGGCGTAACAGTTATTGGTGGTGGTGGCTATCAAGTTACTTTAAGATTTGGCTTTGATTACAGTGACATTTTAAATACTAGGCAGTTTGCTTTAGCTAATGCTGCTGTAGCTGAATACAACATAGCTGAATATAACATTGGTGAGTACGGTGGTTCAGCCTTTGACAATAAGATTATTAACATTGGTGGATCAGGTAAAGTTATTCAACTTGGCTTTGAAACAAGTGTATTTAATAAACCAGTATCCATTCAGAAACTTGATGTCTATGTTAAGACAGGAAAGACACGATAATGAGTAACTATACAAAAGCAACTAACTATGCAGTTAAGGATAGCCTGAATACAGGTAATGCTGCAAAGATTATTAAGGGTACTGAAATTAACACTGAGTTTGATAACATTGCTTCTGCAGTGAATTCTAAACCAGATGCTAATAACGGTGCATTGACAGGCACAACCACTGCAGTAAATCTTACTGTCTCTGGTACATTTACAGCAACAGTTGACGGGGGTACATACTAATGGCTATCGATTATACAAGTTTACTTGGAACCCTTGGTGCTAGTGCCGTAGGTGCTTTGGGTACTAATTATGCAGCTAATCAAGCAGCTGGTAACGCTACACAATCTGCTCAGCAAGCTGCACAGATGGCACAATTCAGACCTGTAGGGGTTACTACAAGGTTCGGTAAGTCAGGCTTCCAATATGACCCAACATCAGGCCAACTAATAGGTGCTGGCTACCAAGTAGCTCCTGACGTAGCTGCTGCCCGTGAAGGTTTAATGGGACTGGCTAATACTGGTTTAAGTCAAGCTCAACAGATTCAAGCATATCAGCCTAATGTAAATGCTCAAGCTGCAGGTCTGTTTAACTTAGGTGCTGGCTACATTGCTCAAACACCTCAAGCACAAGCTCAGCAGTATCTAACTCAACAGCAACAACTGTTAGCTCCGGGTCGTGAACAGTCATTAGCTAATTTAACTAACCAACAGCAACAGCAAGGTCGTTTAGGTCTAGCTACTGGTGGAACCGCTGCGGGATACGCTGCAGGTGCTCCCGGCTTGCAAGCTACTAATCCGCAGATGGCTGCATACTACAATGCTATGGCTCAGCAGGATGCTCAGTTAGCTGCACAGGCTCAACAAGCTGGTCAGCAACAAGCTACGTTTGGTCAGGGATTAATGACTGGTGGTTTGAACTTAGCAGGTCAAGGCTTTAACTTACAAACACAAGCTTTAGCTCCATACACTAATTATATGCAGGGTGCTACTAATATAGAAAACCAAGGTTTGAATGCTTTGACTCAAGGTTCGGCTCTGGGATCAGCAGGAGCCGCTTCAGCTCAAGCAGCTGCAAATCAGTATGCAGCAGGACAGTCTACTGCTAATCAAGCTCAACGTGCAGCTTTGCAAGGTACTGTAGCTGGCTTAACAGATCCTATTAGTCAGCTAATTAGAGGATTGTCTACACCATCTGCAACACCTTATCAACCAGCTGCTGTTAGCGGATACTTTGGATACTAAGGAATAAATAATGGCAACACAATCAATTCAAGGTTTGTTTGGAGGCATGGGTACTCCTGAGGAAATGCAACGTGCTATGCTAGATCAGAAGGCTGCACAGTTTGCTGAGATGACTCAAAACCAGCAACTTAGCTCAATGGCCTACAAAGGCGGTGCTAACTTAGGACAAGGTTTAGCAGGTGCTTTTGGTGTGGACACCCAAGACCCTACTATCCAACGTGCTACCCGTTTACGTCAACTTGCAGGCCAATATAACACTAACACAGCTAAGGGTCTTCGTGAAATGGCTGCAGCGTTACAAGCTACAGATCCTGAATCATCTCTGCAGTTAACTCAACGTGCTATGACTATGGAGATGGAAGAAGCTAAGTTAGGTTCGGAACAAGCTCTTAAAACACAGCGTGAGCGTGAAAGAGAATCTGCAGATCCGTTCCAACAACTATTAACTAAAGGTGTCTATACTCCTGCAAGTTTAGCCTTATACAAAACATCAAAGAATGTTGCTGACTTAAAGTTTAAAGATAAAGAATACTCACCATCAGAAATTCAAACACTACAAGAGTACAGAAAAACATTAATCTCACCTGCTCAAGACAAAGAGATTGCAGAAGTAAACGCTGTTATTAAAGCAGCTGGAGAAGGTAAGGGAACTAAGATTGTTAATCAGCTTCCCGGTGTAAAAGGAGCTGGTGATATTGTTGGTCTTCGTCAGAACCTTAACACTACATTGAAGCCTTATCGTGATGCTGTCAATGCAGCTTCTACAGCTATTGAGTTAGCAGATGATGTTCTTAAGACAGGCAACTTTGCTTCAGCTTCAGCATTGTCCCGTCAACTTGCTAAAGCAGCTGGAGAACAACAACTATCTAAGGCTGACGTAGATGCTTTTGGTGGAGATCCTTCATTGATTGGTATGGTGTCCGATACTGCTTCTCGCCTTGCAACAGGTACTGCAACTGCAGATACTACTCGTAAGTTAAAACAACTTGCTCAGATTATCAAGAAGAAGAATGAAGCTCTTGAGAACAATGAGATTAAACAGACACAACGTACAGCTGAGCTATCAGGTCTTTATACACCTGAGCAGGTTAAAGAAGTATTTACACTGAGAGGTAATGCACCTGCTAATGTACGTAAAACTAAGAGTGGTGTTGAATATACTGTAGGGGATAATTAATGAAGTATGTTATCAATGGCAAAACTATTACCACTACTAAAGAACTAACTGACGCTGAGATTGACGAGATTGCAGCTGACTTAGGTGGTGCAGCACCTACAACTGGCCCTGAAGCCATCCCTACTGGAGGTAATCCCCCAGCTCCTCCGGCACAGCCTCAGATGTCAGCTAATGAGCGTATGTTCAATAACGCTATGATGGGTGCTGCTGCAGTGCCTGTCTTAGGTGCAGGTGCTAGAGGTTTACAAGCATTAACACAAGGTGGTAGAGCAGCACCGTATACAGCTAACTTGGCTAAAGCATTGATGCCTCAGTCTGGTCGTGCGTTAGCAGCTGAAGGAACTATTGGAGCTGCCAGTGGTTTAGTTGGTGGAGAGACAGGCCAACAAGTAGCTCAAAAGTTTGGAGAAGCTTACAGACCAGTAGGTGAGTTTGTAGGTGGCTTAGGTTCAGGTTTGTTTGCTAATACAGTTACTCGTAATGTTCCTGAGATGGCCTTAGGTGCAATGAGATCTCAAACTGGTAACATTGTAGATGAGGTGTCCAAAGCAGCTGGTGGTGTACGTGCTCGTGGTCGTTTATCTCAAGCGATGGAAGCTAACCCAACACTGTCTGATGATCTATTAAGGGCTAAGGAAATTGAAGCTTCTACAGGTGTGAAGTTACCAGTTACAGCTGCTTCCAAAGGAGATACTACTCTAGGTGGTTTGGTTAGTTCACAGACATCCCGTGGTGAGAATGCTTCGTTCACAGCTTTCATGGCTAACCAAGAGAAGGAAGCTTTAGAGGCTGTAAGAGTAGCACAGCGTAGACTTGCTGGAGATCCTAAGAATGCTGAAGCTATTGCTCAAGTAGAAGCTAAGAAGGTAGAGCTTGAGAACTTCCGTAGAGAGACAGCAGCTGAGATGAGGTTAGCTAATCAGAACCGTACACTTGAAACAATAGATACTCGTATCAAAGAACTAACTGAAGATACTTTAAATGTATCTACAAACAAAGAAGATATTGGTAATCGTGTAAATAGTTTATTGGCTGCTAAGGAAAAGGCTGTACGTGCTGACTTCTCTAAGAATGTATACACACCTTTATTAGATAAAGCTAAAGCAGATGGCGTTGAAATGGACTCTCCAGTGGCTGCTGTAGTTTGGAATTACATCAAGCAAGAAAGAGCTAGTGATGTCTTTGCTAAGTTCCCCGGCTTACTATCACAAGTAGATAGAGCTTTTGCACCCAAGAAAGCACCTACAAGTAGTAAGTTTGCTGCAAAGTATCCTAACCTTGTTAAATCAGTTGAAGGTACTTTTGAGCCTGTATCTGTTACTGATGTTGACTCTTTAAAGAGAGCTGTTAACAAAGCTATTGGAGACACACAAGATAGAGATCAGTCACGTATCTTGCTTGGTTTTAAGAGACAATTAGACGAAGCTATTGGTACTATGCCTGAGTCCTTTGCAGTTCCATATAAGCAAGCTGATAAAGACTTTGCAGCTAAGGTTGGAATGCCATTTAGTGAAGCTGGTGTAGTGTCTGTAGACAGAGCAAGGTTTGTTGAATCTGTGGTTCCAATGCTTACAAATAAGCCTTCTGCAGTTCGTCAGATCTTAGCAGCTTCAGATAACTCTCCAGAGGCTGTAAAGATTATTGAAGATGCCTTCTTAATGCGTATTGCACAGACAGATGGCATTGTTAATAAGAATACATTAGAAGTTAACCCTGCAGCTTTAACATCATTCATTAAGAAGAACAATACAGCTATAGAACAAGTACCGGGCTTGAAAGAACGGTTACAAGGTTTATCTAACAATGTAGCTGACCTGCGTACAAACAGATCACGTATTCTTGATGAACAGAAACAAGCAACAGTTGAGAAGTTTGCTAATGTCTGGTCAGAGTCTTACGGCTCTAAAGGTGGTTTTGAAGGTTTTGTAAACAATGCTTTAAAGACTCCTGAAGACATGAACAGGCTTATCCGTATGGCTGGATCAGATCCTGCATTACGTAACGGTCTTAAAAGCAGTATTTTAGAGATTGGTTTGAACAACCCTAATAAGATAGCTTTCTATACTGATAATGCTAAGACCATTGATACTTTGTTTGGAAAAGATCACGCACAGACAGTTAAAGACTTGTTAGAAGGTGCTGAAAGACTTGCACAGTTTCCACTACGTAATAAGGTTAACCAAACACTGACACAGCAGACTGGCTTTGAGCGTGAGTTTGGTACTGACCCAGCACGGGCTGCTTCGTTGATTCGTCAACAAGTTCAAAGTACCTTCTATAAAGCTTCTACTTTGTTTAGTCGCTTTGTACAGAATAAAGCTACTAAGTCAGAGGCTACAGAGATACAAGAGTTCTTAAAGAACCCCGGAGCTGTGGCAGATGCTGCTGAGCTATTAAAAGCTTTGAATGATACTTCAGATCAAGGCATTAAAAAGGCTTTGAGCATAGCTGGTAAGTTAGCTAAGAACACTGCTTCAGCAGGTATCTTTGGAGGTCTTGCTCCTGTCATCACTGGTGAGCTTGGGCTTAGCGAAAGACAGCCAGTACAGCAATTCGCTGAGTAACCCCTATGAAGAGGCTAACTCTAGCCCTTCTCATCATCTTTACGAGTTTTATAGCTACGGCTGGCTTCGACCCTAACGCAGATAGATGTGTTAAGTGGACATGGAGGTGGTCTGCTGACTATAAGACTCGTATTGTCGTGTGTCTAGAATGGAAGAAAGCATACAATAAATGATTGATCCAATGACAGCCCTCGCTGGCATACAGTCAGCTATCAGCATGGTTAAGAAGGCTAGTAAGGTAGCCAACGATCTAGGCTCTCTTGCACCTATGATTGGCAAGATGTTTGATGCCAAGAGTACCGCTACTAAAGCATTGATTGAAGCTAAGAAGGGTAAGGGTTCCAATATGGGAACTGCCTTGCAGATTGAGATGGCCTTAGAACAAGCTAGAGTCTTTGAAGAAGAGTTAAAGATGCTCTTTATGACAACAGGTAAGGTTGATGTCTGGAATAAAATTAAATCCCGTCAAGACCAGATGGACAGAGATGATGCCAGAGAGTTAAGTGCTTTACAGAAAGCAGAGAAAGCAGCCAAAGCTAAAGAGCAAGAGATGAATGAACTAGCTATGATTATTGGTGGTGTTGCTTTTGTAATGTTCTTGGTGTTTATTGGTATCTATGAATTAATGGACTTCTGTGCAACTACTCAAAGGTGTGGACGTTGAATGAGTATCAGAAGACATTTGATATGTGTCTAAAGATATTTGTCTATGGCCTTGTAGCTCTGTACTTCTTAGGCTTCCTTAAGTTTCTCCCTGATGATCTTTCCAATAAGATTGTTGCTTTATTACTCGGTAAGATAGGACTATAATGTTATCACTATTCTCGACCCTCGGTGGTCTGCTCATCTCAGGTCTACCTAAACTATTAGACTTCTTTCAAAACAAGAATGACCAAAAGCATGAGTTAGCTTTAGCGCAGATTCAAGTTGAGATGCAGCTTCAGATGATGGCTCAAGGGTTTGCAGCTCAGGAACGTATGGAAGAGATACGTACAGATCAGATTGCCATGCAGACTGATGCTGAGATGACTGTAGCTGCATACGATCATGATAAGAAGATCATGGATAAAGCTAGTAGATGGGTAGTTAACTTCGTAGGCACTGTACGTCCTATGGTGACTTATATCTTTGTCTTAGAACTCTGTGCTATCAATGCTTGGATTGCTTACTATGTATACTTAAATCCTCACCTAGTGATGAACATGGGTGACTTGATATCTTTATCTGACATTATCTTTAGCAGTGATGAGATGGCTATGCTAGGAGGTATCATAGGCTTCTGGTTCGGTTCACGTAGCTGGAGCAAGAAGTGAAGCTAAGTAAAGATGGAGCTGACCTGATGCACAGGTTTGAAGGATGTAGGAATAAGCCTTACCTGTGTCCTGCTCATATTTGGACTATTGGTTATGGTCATGTCTTATATCAGGAACAGATCAGATTACCAATGGTAGCTAAAGAGGGACAATCTACAACAATTCGTAAAGAGTTACCATTGAGACAGGAGGACAATCGTGTATGGTCTAAAGAGGAAATCGAAAAGCTATTCGCAGATGATGTCAACCTTTTTGAACGTGGTGTTCTACGACTTGCTCCTACTCTATCTGGTCGTCAAGGGGCTTTCGATGCGTGCGTCAGTTTTGCCTTCAATGCCGGACTGGGCAATTTTCAGCGGTCTACTATTCGGATGAAGATTAATAGAGGTGAATGGGAGGCAGCTGCTGAAGCCTTCATGCAATGGACTAAGGGAGGCGGTAGAGAACTACCCGGATTAGTTAAACGAAGGAAAGCTGAAGTAGTGTTATTCTTAAGCGATGACAAGTAGCAATAATAAAGCCCCAAAGGATCACTCCTAAGGGGCTTTTTAGTTAGAAGATAAAAGCTAGTGTTATAAATCCTATGTGTAAGTAGATAACTTGATTAGCTTCCTCTGACATCTTATCATTCTCATCCATGATATAGAGTTCATCAGCTTCTATACCAAAGACTAAGCCAGTCTTGAATTCAAAGTCAAGTATCATATCTCACACGCACCAGCGGTACACGCTAGTGTCTGAGCACCTTCAACATTGTCAGTGCCTTCAACCAGTTTGTCCCAATCAATACCATCTGGCATAGCAGCAACCATTGCATGATACTCTTCTTCAGTCATGGACTCATAAGGAGCTTGTCGGTATGTTCCACCATCCATAGGTAGGAAGCTCACACCTGTAATCTCATCAAAGTTATTCCACACCCACGCACCAACTTCAGGCCACTCAGTCTCATTCACTGAGATAGTCACTGAAGGCTTATGCTCACAGTAGTGACGCTGGAACAAGAGCCACAAGCGCAGGTGCTTAATAGCATTCAAGTCTTCACGAAGTACAGCACCCTTCTCAACTCGCATTGGAAAGCTAAAGATAGTGGTGCTATCAGGCTTCATCACACACAATTCTGAAGGGAACCCTTGAGCTTTCAAGAAGTCAGTTAAAGGGTCTTTGTTATCAGACCGAACACGACGAATAAAGTACTGACTATGTTGAGGATGGATGCCACTAGCAGTGCCTGTAAGCTGAGATACAGTGCCTTCAGGCTTAATGGCAGTGATGGCAGCACTACGATTAATACCGATAGCGTCAGCAAACTGAGCGTTAGTGTCAATAGCAACATTCTTTAGTCCTTCCAAGATAGCTGGCAACTCAGTGTTATCAGGGTCATTGAGCAAAGCATTGTCCAAGATACCAGTCATAGACACACCCAGCAAACGCTCATCTTCAGTGTTTGTCTGCCACACCTTACGAAGGTACGGGAAGTTAGTCATCGTCGATTGAAAAGTCCCCAGAATAGTAGCCAAGCGCACTTTATTCCGTAGAGTATCCACACTATCATCGCTCCGAACAATAACAGAAGACAGATTACAAAATTGATAAGGTCTAAGGATAATCTCACTGCAAGGGTTTGTACCCCACTCTTTACCCAATTCCCTACGTCCACTCTTAGCTGCTTGAAGTTCACTTGCATAACGGTTAAAGATGCCTCGCTCTCCAGAATGTGATTCATAAATGCTTGACCACTCACGCATGAACTTACCTACGTCAGGCTTAACTTCGTAGATGGCACTGTTGTTAGCCAAGGCACGTTGACCATTACCGTCCCACCAGTTACCAGCTTTAGCGTGAGCCATACGGTCATCACTCAAGTCTGACAGGGAGATCATTGCTGATCGTCGTACACCACCGACAACCACGACTTCTCCGACCTTACATAGAATATCGTGTGCCTCAAGCGAGGTGAGCTTCCGTCCAACCGCTTTATGGAACTTTGCAACCACATACTTGAAGAGGTCAACGAGTGGCTGTGGGCCTGATGCTCTTCCACCAAAGGTCTTAAGTCTCGCTCCTGCCGGACGTACACCAGAAACATCCCACTTAGGCACTTCTCCAGCATATAACAAGGCAATGACTTGTCGTAAGGCTTTAGCCCATCCCTCTTTGGAGTCTTTAACATTAATGACAGTGCCACTATTGTACAACTCAACTGGAATCTCAGGTAACTTAGATACATACTTTTGCTCCACACTAAAGCCTACACCTGTTCCGCATAACAGAATATACATAGCCTCATCAAAGGCTTTGGGATCGTCAATGGGAAGGTATGAGCAGTTATAACCAGCTACGTTCTGACGCTCTAAGGCATCACCAGCTGTCATGATGCTTCGCATTGATGGCATCACTTCTAAGTTAGTCACAGCAGTCTGCAGTTGGTCACGCATTGCGTTACTTAGCGGGTAGTTATGCTTGTCTTGCAAGTGCTTAGTCATGAAATCAAAGTAGCGATTCACAGTCTCAGGCCAGTGCTCTCTCCGACCTTTATCATCCAAGTAGCGAGAGTAGCGACTCTTGCCAATGTATTCTTGGTATGGTGTCATAGTAGTTGTCATTTAGTCTAGTTCCTTTATTAAATATTCTTGTTTCTTCTCAATCAAATCATCAAATCTTTCGACAATATCATCACTCTGGAGTCCTAACAGTTCCACGAGTGTGACCTCATCCAAACGCTTGAGAGCCTCTTTCAGTTCTTCAAATGTTATGTTTAACACGACGATCAATCTCTCTGTCAATGTACCACTTAGCCTTCTTCAAGTCTTCAATGGCATCCTTCTTAAGGTCACAACGCCAGATATATTTGATTGCATTACCTAAGTTAAATCCCATGTGTTCTGTAACTTGGATACATTCAATACCTGACGGGTGCTCAGTGTAGTGAGGAGGTTGATTAACAATGTCTACAATCTCTTCATCTTCTTTAATATCTACCCACTCTTTGATGGCTTCACTTAGAGGTTTAGCTGCTGATCTAATGAAAATGCTACGGTTAACCCACTTGTCATAATTAGTGCAATCATTACAGGGATGAATACCAATATCTAATTCACCATAAAAGCAAGTCCTACATTCAACTGTTGCCATATTTCCTCCCTAAGTATTCAACACTTAAGAACATCTCATCGAAGTGTCCATCCTGTACTTCATTCATCATCAGTAAGCCCCTCCAGTGACGGTTACTAAGCTGATCCATATAACTCTCATCATGCAAATAATAAGACCCCACAATGATAGCACATATAGGTTTTCCGTCAGCACGTTTACCGTATGCGATCTGTTTGCCTTGTTGATGTCCAGCAATACAAGACATGTGCAGTTTGTTAATGATAGCACTAGCAGCACCAGCAGGTCTACCCATAGCCCCCACAGGCCAATAGTGGTTAAAACCAACACCATTAATAAAAACAGGATGTAGAAAACTGTGGACTTCCCAATCTTTTTCATACTCTAGATCCTTAGTTGAAATCAAGCCTTCTAAAGTTGGGTTGTTATTGACAGCCCTATCAATGCGATTCTCATGATTGCCTAGAGTCATCAACATACGAGGCTTGTACACCTTGTGCTTAGATTCCTTCTGAGACTTCTGAGCTTCCTTCAAAGGAGCTAAGAGAAGCTTCATAGCCTCCTTAGCAGCTTCAACGTCCTTCTTGTAGCGTAGACCTTCAAAGTACTTACTCCCCTTGATGTCGTGGCTACTAAGGCTTGGCATATCTGCAAAGTCACCTATGTTAACCACCACATCAGGCTTGTAATCGACAATGGCTTTACCAGCCCATGTCAAGTGCTCTAAAGGTACACCCTCTTTAATCTGACAGTCCGGTATTACTAAAATCTTCAAGTTCATCCCCTTCAACTGTTAGTCTCTCACCTTCACGTAAGCCAGCTTTGATGGCTTCTAAGATACCAAAGGTTAAGAGTGCCTTAGCTTCTTCGTTAGTGAGATCAAACTGAAATGTAGCACTGCCATCCTCATGTTCTTTGATAAGGTCAACTTGCATCTTTGTTAGCCTCGTTTAAGAACTCTTCAGCAGCACTACTAACCATGAAGTATCTTAGACATACAGCAAGAGCTGCATTAACTTCTTTGTTACTTGCAATGTCTTCAGGATGACTACTCCAGCCACCATTGACAGTATTCAAATAACTAGTCTTCATAGTCTCAACTGTGATAGCGTCTGTGAAGTCTTCCCAAGCATTCTTGATCTCAGGAGACTGCAGCATTGCTTCAATTAGATTATTTATCATATTTAGAACCTCTTTCATTTAACCATGATGTTGGAATATCTTTATCGGCATACTGAAATCCGTGTTTGTTACACCAATCTCCGTATGTAGTTTGGCTTATCTTTGAGAGTTTAGACTTAGAGTTACTGAAGACAAATCTAATATCAAGTTCAGGATGTTGTTCCTTAACCATCAAGTGTTTCTGTCTGTCAGCAGTTACGAATCTACCCTTGCTCTCAATGATAATACCATTCTTAAGTAACAGGAAGTCAGGAGTGTATGTACGTTTCTTCTCAGGCTGCGTATATCCAATCACTAGCTTCTCATACTCAAATGGAACTTCTAAGGCTTTAAGTCTCTCAGCTATCTTGTCCTCTAATCCTGACCTGAATCCATGCTTCAAAGCTACTTGTCTAATTGTCAGTGGCTTCTTACGCTTCTGTTTCATGACTAGCCTTAGTGATGTGATACTGGTGCAAGAAAGCCCCAAAAGTATCTACAAACTCTTCATCGTGTGTGAGCTTACCCATTGTGAACATAATGGCATGAACTAACTCATGGTAGAAGGTTTGCTCAGTAGTCTGCTTGTTCATGTCCATACGGATAGAGATGACTTGCTTCTCAGGGTCACACTTACCCATATCATCCATGTGCACTACGTAGTTAACGTACCACTTTGATCCTGCAAGCTCGAAGGTGGTAGCCACATCTGGTTTGGTTCTCTTCTTAGCCATAAGAGCTTTCCATTTTCCAGTACCCTGTCATAATTGCTGTTATAAGCTTTGATACAAGCTGCATATAATTCCTCTTCGGTTGTACAGTCTTTCAAGATCTTATCAGCCTTTACAGGGCCAATACCTCTGATACCTTCAATGTTATCAACTCTGTCACCTGTCAGTATCTGTTTGTAGAAACTGTACAAGCCTTCAAACTCAGTAACATAATACTCCTCATCCTTTACAGGATTATAGTGCCACCCCGGTAACTGATCTAGATCCTTGTCAACGTGGACGATCCAGTAGTTACCTTCAGTGGACGCTATGCCTACAGAGTCATCAGCCTCTTCACCTTCAGACATCTTAGCACCGAGCTTCATTAGATGTTTGCGAAGAGCCTCATAGTGCTTAGGCTTGGGAGCATCCTTGCGATTACCTTTGTAAGGAACAGTGGTAGCTACCTCGAATCTAAAGTTAGTCTTACCTGTAATCCATGCTCTGTAGTCATCACACTTCAGACGCATATAGATTATGTCGGTAAACCACTCTGTGAGTCGATTTAGTGCCCACCGTTCCTCTTCCTCCTCATTGGAGAAGCCAACTTTATAAACTAAAAAGTCAGCATCTACAATAGCCTCAGTTGGCCTGTTAGAGGACATCATCCGCTGTCTCTTCTTCCTCAGCACCTTCAGGAACGTACACCTTCAGTTCAGTAACAATCAACTTCTTAATCGAAGGAGCTGCACCAAACTTAGCTGACATCTTGTGACGGTATGAAGAGATAACAGCGTGACACTTAGTACCATTACCCATCATGGCAATGTCTACAGGATTGCCTTCCTCATCCACAGGTGTGAACAAGTAGGTAGACTTAGCAACAATAAAGTTACCCATGCTTTCTTTGTTCTTGATGTTGATGCCAAGCTCTTTAAGCTTCTCACAAGCTGCATCACTCAAGTTACCAATAGTACATTCGTACTTCTTGTTGTCTTCGTTAAACTTAGTGTTAAAGTTATTCATCCAGTTGCTCCAGAAGATTTCACCAGCAACTTTAACGGGTTTCAATGTATCAATACTCATTTCATTTTCCTTCAGTTTCAGTGCAGCTCTTTAAATGGGTGAGCTACATTACCCTCAGCTAGATCCTCCAAGTACATCATAGCCGATCCTAGCACTATGTATACCTGTTCCAGATCCAGATCCCCTACAATCTTGACTTTGAAGTTATCATCTACAATGTCAAAGATAATCTGTTTAGTGTGTTTCACGCCAGTTGTTACCAACTTTGTACTCCCCGTTTAGTGGACAACGAAGCTTGAAATGCAACCCAGCTTCAACAATACTTTGCTTTGCAGCCTCACCTACTATTGTAGCATACATTTTAGGAACTTCAAGTTGAATTTCATCATGTACATTAGCCACTAGCTTCACAGGCCACTTGTTAGCCTTAGTCTTATCATAAAACAATACTAAAGCTTTCTTCATCACAATCGCCCCAGCCCCTTGAAGGAGCGAATTGAGGGCAGCGTGTTCTGAGCGAACCCATATCTTACGACCATCAAGCCCCGGTACAAAGCCCTTACCCGCATATCTACTAACCGTATTTCTAAGACGCTGTAGGGCTGGTGTGTTCGCAAGAAAGGAGTCAATAAGTTTCTGTCCCGCTTTAGCATTACCACCGACGATGGAACCAATCTTAGCTGGCCCTGCACCGTATAGGAATGCGTAAATAAACGTCTTCGCTTGATCCCTTGTTTGAAGCCCAGCAGCTTTCTGGTTCTGCGTGTGTACATCAGTTCCATCCTTCGAGGAGCCTTCAGTGACTGTCTTAACATATTCATCATCTTTCATATAATGTGCAAGCATACGCAGCTCAAGGCCACTAGCGTCACAGCCAACCAATACGTTACCTGTTTCCACAGTCCAACACTCTCTGCACTCTGGGCCATATATACTTCCAGCATTAGGAATCTGTGCCATGTTAGGACTACTGTGTGTCATCCTACCAGTTACAGCTCCGTTCGTTATAACCTTACCATGCACTCTACCGTCCTTACCAACAGACTCAAGCCAGCTTTCAATCTGAGCTACACGTTTCTGTAGCATCAGGTATGTGGCAATCAACTGAGCCTCAGGCAATGGAACATGAGCAAGTACAGACTCATCGACAATAGCCTGACCCTTCTCAGTAAACACCTTAGGCTTCCATCCTAGCTCCATCAGCTTCTCTCCGATCTGCTTTCTACTTCCGGGATTGAAAGTATCAATGCAGTCTTTGATGGGCTTTCCACTTGTCTTGTGAAACCTATGTGTTGTAACTGGAGGCCATCTCTCTTGCATCTGCTCATATATTCCAGCCATCTTTCCTTTGATGTCAGCAAGTAAGCAAGTTGCATAGACTTGATCGAGTTTGAATCCATTGCGTTCCTGTTCAGAGATGATAGCTGCTACCTTATGCTCAAGAGTAAGGCTTTCTTGTGAAAAGTCTTTCTTAGTGAGTTCATCATTAAGATGCTTATAAAGATTACAAGTGACCTCA